GGATTGCCGAGCAAGGAGCGGTACAGGCTGGCGACGAAATGCTTGTGCAGGAAATGCGTCGAGCAGGCGTTCGAGCGGAAGATAGAAAAGTGAAATTAGTAAACCCAGGGCCGGAGCACATCCTAACAAAATATTTCCTCAATAGTTATAGCTTTGGAAATGTGCGTTGGGACTACCGGTTGGGGAACCGCCCGGCCCTGGGATTCAAATCGCAAAAAGGAGTCGAATTATGACTGATAGAGAATCAGTAGCATTTCATTCAGGAAGAGAGAGAAGTTGTGTATCCCGAACGTGAAGATAAAACGATTGTGATTCTCATCGAGGAAGCCGATCCATGATGCCGTGGATTACAGGAATATGTAGAGGATGCGTTATTCGAGCGCGGATACGATGTTACCGTGGAAACGGAGTGGTGATGATGTTAAAAGCGCCGTTCCCGTATTTCGGTGGGAAATCACGGGTAGCGAATGTGGTATGGGAACGTTTGGGGGACGTGTACAACTACGTGGAACCATTCTGTGGATCGCTAGCGGTACTCCTGCAACGGCCCGGCGATCATGAGCGGAAGTGCGAGACCGTAAACGACAAGGACCATTTCCTAGCGAATTTCTGGCGGGCGGTCAAAAACGATCCGGAAGCCGTGGCTGAGTGGGCGGACTGGCCAGTAAATGAATCAGATTTACATCCCCGTCATGTATGGCTGGTAACCGAAGGCGCGGAGAGGATCGCTGGGATAAACAGCGATCCATTCCTATACGACGCGCAGGTTGCGGGATGGTGGCTGTGGGGGCAGTGTATATGGATCGGTTCAGGGTGGTGCAAAAACAAGGTAACAAAACAAATTCCTCACCTCGGTGACGCGGGGAAGGGGATAAACCGTCAACTCCCTCATCTAGGCACCGCAGGAATGGGGGTAAACCGAAACTCCGGACGTATGACCCGCCGGGAGTACATTTTGGATCAAGTCATGAAAATCCGTGACCGTCTCCGGGACGTTCGTGTTTGTTGCGGGGACTGGAAACGTGTGGTGACGCGCGGCGCGTTGAACTGCGGCTCCACTGTCGGAATATTCCTTGACCCGCCCTATTCATACGGAACCAAGCGGCAAGACGACCTATATGCAAATGAAATGGCGGACACGTCCGAGGTGTTTAAGTGGGCGGTGGAGCACGGAGACGATCCGCGCCTCCGGATTGCACTATGCGGCTACGATGGGGAATACGATATGCCGGATACGTGGTCTTTACATAAATGGAAGGCAAACGCCGCCTACAAGAGTCATCGCGGGGACCAGACAGGGAATAGACATCGCGAACGGATTTGGTTTTCTCCGCATTGCCTTCAAGAACGGAATTATTTATTTGAATGTGAAAATAAGGAGTGGTTTTCATGAAACCGAAGCCGCCGCTAAAAAACATGCCCGCGAACCTTTACATCACGCTGGATGGACATGAGTTCCGACAAGTCAATCCTCAAAAATGGCTGCACCCGCTGATATTTATTGAAAGGATAAGGATTACGAAAATGAAATCAATCCCAATCATTGTAATGCTTTCGATATTCCTGCCTGTTGTAGCAATGAGCGGGGATATCGTTTCTGAAACATACAATGGTATGCTTCGTATGTATGACGATAGTACAGGGGAGACGATCGATGTGATCGCCCCCATCAAGCTGTTTGATGAATTCGCGTGGCAGTCGGGCTCTAGTTACATCATCCAGAGTAGCAGCACGTATGTATCTGGCGACCGTTTCATTCCCTCTGAATGGGGATTTACGGCAGTCAACTCGGGTGTCGCATCTGTCGCCTCCGCCACGGGCGGTGTATTAAAAATCAGCTTGGGTGCAGCAGATGATGACGATGCTGAATTCGTTTCTGAGCTGATTTGGAGTCCCTCCAAACAGTGTTCAGCTGAGGCTCGTGTCGCCTTTTCCACTTCAATCATTGGTTTCAATTTTGGTTTCAATGATACAAAAGATGAGTCTGCAGATACGTTGGCTGTTACTTATTCCACCACGGTGTTGACTTGCAATACTACAGATGGAGCTGTTTTGTACGCAGATTCGGATGGGACAATAGATGTTATCCGTTGTATCGCCGTTAAGTCAGGAGTGTCTAGTGGTACTGCTGCTTCCATCACTTCAATAGATACCGATTACCATATCTATCGAGTGGATTTGGATGATACTGGTGCGGCAGCTTTTTGGCTGGACGGAAAATTGCTCAAAAAAACCGATGCTGGCGCAGTAAATACGCACGTTCCTCTTTGCGTGTATCTTGGATTGATCAGACGGAGTGATGCGGTAGGGGCAGTGTACGCGAACGTTGATTATATCCGGGCCTGGCAAACACGTTGATACAAAGCGCAACTAATAGGATAGTAGGAAAGGAGTCACACTGATGACGATAAAGGAATTCACGCTTAAGGTGATCTGTCCTATTTTGTTTTGCGCTATTGTGTTTCAGGCTTTGGTAGAAACAGTAAGTGAGGCGGCAGGCACAGTCTCAATATCAGAGACCACGTTCACAAATCCAAAACGCATTATATTTAAGTGGATCAGCGATGCGACAGGGGAAGCCTCGGCAATCACTACGAGTAGTTATTCAGGTCATCTCGTTCAAACTACGATCACTAACGGTACAGGCGCAAATCAACCAACTGATTTGTATGATATTGTTTTGTATGATTCTAACACATCCGAAGAATTGTTGGGCGGGGCTGGTTTGGATAATTCAACTTCTGTTGTGAGTAGGACAATATCCGATGCTTCTTTGGGGTGGGTTGTAGAATCAAAATTGATTATGTCGGTTCAAAATGCAGGCCCTGTCAAGTCCGGCACCGTGATTATTTACATTTCACCGTGATTAGGAGATGAACAATGGAAAGAAAAGCCCCAACTCAAACTGAACAAATCGTTCAGTTCAAAATATTGATGAAAGCTCAATACAAGGAAATGGTCACCGGAAATATTTATCTGGTCAATGAACGTCAAGCTCTTGATTTGGAAGCACTAGGTTATGCACGTATTTTGGAGCGTATTGAATATGAGGAGCCGAAACAGACCGTTACCCGGGAGGGAAAACAAGTGGAAACGGCCAAGGTTTCTAGTGGTAGCCGCAGACATTAATAAAGGAGGTGATCCAGAGTGGTTTTGAAGTTATACGCCGGGCCTACGGATGAACCATTGACGTTAACCGAGTTGAAAAATCAATTGCGCATTGATTCCAATGATGAGGATACATTTCTCCGGTCATTGATTACCGTGGCCCGGCGGCTTTTGGAACGTTACACGTTCCGGTCATTCATGACTCAGACGTGGCAATTGAACCTTGATGCTTTTCCATCCAGTGATGAAGAATGTATACGGCTCCCGATGGGGCCGGTTCAGTCTGTAACGTCTGTGACTTATTACGATGAATCAGGTGTACAGCAAACTCTGTCTCCATCTGTATACAAAACAGATATAGTCTCTGAACCAGGTAGGATATATTTGGCTGAGAATGAGAGTTGGCCTACAAACGTACTTGACGAGTTGAATGCGGTTACCATTATCTACGTGGCCGGTTACGAGTCGGCAGATAGCGTCCCTTCTGAATTGAAACAAGCGATGTTGCTGATGTGCGGTGATCTTTATTTGAATCGTGAGTCTTGGGATTATGGAAAGGTGCCCGATATGATCTCTGCTCCCATTGCCGGGTTATGTGAACCATACCGGGTGTTTGAATTTGTATGAGAGCCGGCAATTTGAAATATCGTATATCGATTGAACGTAGGGAATCATTCAAGAATGATCTGGGTGAGGAGGAAACATCTTGGTGGACGGTTTGTACTGTTTGGGCAGAGATCAAACCTCAGTCAGGTACAGAACGGTTTCTAGCTCAGCAGGTATCCGGATCACAAACTAAAATATTCGTGATCCGGTACCGTAATGATATATCGGTTGGTCACCGCATACGGTTACAGATGGATGACCGCGATCAATATTTTAACATTACGGAGGTGGATAGAGAGGGGGAAGGTTATCGTACAGGCTTGAGGTTAACCGCCACGTATATTGAAGGAGAAGTGTACTAATGGCTGATTCTTTTTTCAAGGTCGAATTACGCGGGATCGAGGAATTGAAACGTATCATTGATACTTTGCCCGACAAAGTGAAGAAAAAGGTTGCCCGGGAAGGTTCTGCTGTGCCAGCCCGCGCCTTGAGAAAAGAGTTGGTAAAAAACACTCCTGTGTATACAGGCAAGATGAAAAAATCCTGGAGGGTTTCAGTCCGTATCCTCTCCAGATACGTGCGTGCGAGAGTGATCAATATAGCGCGTCACGCTCATCTTGTCGAATTAGGCACTAAGCCTCGGAGGCGGAAAAATGGAGCATCAACGGGACAAATGATTGCGAATCCATTCGCGCGCAATACGTTCCATGCGATGCGTAATCAATTAATTCAAATGTCCATTGAAGGGATGAGGTTGGCTATAGTCAAACATATTGGAAAAATAACAAGAGGACCGGGCCGGTGAGTATTGAATCAGATCTGTATTCATTCTTGGTTGCCGATGGAACATTGAACAGATTAATTTCCAATCGGATATATCCGCTGGTGCGTCCTCAGGGTGGTATATTACCAATGGTAACCTATCAACGTGTAGCAACTGCCCGCGGATATAACCTTGAAAAGGATGATAATTTTTTGGATGTGCGTATTCAATACAATATATTCGCTCAGACGTATAGGGAGGTAAAAATCATTGCTGATAGGTTCATTACGTTGTTGAGTGGATATAGAGGGATGATTGGTTCATCTGTTATCAAGGGTATTTTCCTCGAATTGGAGACAGATGAATATGATTCAGAATTAAATATACCGTGGCACATACTTGATTTTCAAATTGTGTGTAACGGAAATTAGCATTAGCAAAGGAGTATATTACAATGAGAACGATGAAACGACAGTTAGAGTTGTGCGTATGGTTATTGTGTATGGTGGTAGCGGTGGGCGTAATTGTTTATTCTTCAAGTGCTCAAACCGTGGGCACCAAAGTGTTAGGTCCTTACCCTGGAACAGTTGCTGCGAATGCATTAGATTTTTCCTTTGTGGCTGGTAGTGTAGTATCAAGTACTTTTGTTTGTACTGGCAATGAATTATTGATTGCTCACAATACAGGTGATGCTACATATACCATTACATTGAAGTCGGTTCCGGATCAATATGGGAGAACAGGGGATATTAGTAGCTATGCAATAGGGCCTGATGAATATATGGCATTTAAGTATACAGCCACTGTAGGTTGGCGGGATGAATCAACAGGTACAGTTGAATTTGTAGTTGAGAATGCAGCTGTAAAATATGCCATATTAAACATAGGACGGTAGGGATAGGTTCAATTCGTATCATAGAAAAGGAGTACATATAAAATGGGAACTACAAACGCAATGATTGGTTATGGAACGTTGTTGAAACGCGGTGACGGCGCAAATCCAGAGAATTTCACCACGGTAGCTGAAGTGCTCTCTTGTACTGGTCCTAATTTGTCGTTAAACATCGTGGATGCTACGCATATGGAGTCTCCAGGTTATACGCAGGAATTCCTCCCTGGGTTGATTGATCCTGGTACGATTACATTGAATTGCGCCTTTGTTCCATCAGACACTTCTCAATCCAATCTGATGTCTGATTTGAAAAATCGTACAAAACGCAATTTCCAAATGGTGTTTCCAGATCCAACGAATACTACGTGGGAATTTGCCGGATATGTAGTAGGGTGGGCCGTTACGGCGCCTATTAATGACCGTTTGACGGCTGACATATCAATCAAAGTGACTAGTGTCATTAGTGAATCTTGAATGAATCTTGAATGATTTTGAAAAAGGAGAGAAACATGAAGTATCGTATTCTGAACCGGGACGACATTCTGAAAGCGCAGGACCTCCCTATTAAGGTTGTGCCTGTACCAGAGTGGGGAGAAGATGCGGCTGTACGTATCCGTGGATTAACCGCCAAGGAACGGGATGAGTTTGAATTGACGGCAGTCAAGGAGGATTTCAGCGGCGTAACCAAAGCTGGAATGATTAATTTCAGAGCCAAACTGGTTGCGTTGACGGTTATCGATGAAGAAGGGAATAACCTTTTTTCATTAGAGGATGCCGAGGAATTGGGACGTAAATCAGCGCAAGTGCTTGACCGTTTATTCAATGAGGCCCGTGCTTTGTCTGGTTTCACAAAGGAGGACGTTGAAGATTTAATAAAAAATTGAACCAGAGGCCAATCAGGAAATTTTTATTCCGATTGGCCCTGGCTCTCGGAAAAACCGTTGGCGAGTTGTCGTCCAGTCTGTCCAGCCGTGAACTGATGGAGTGGATGGCTTTTGATTCTATGGAGCCGATTGGAGACCGGAGAGGAGACCTTCAAAATGCTATGCTTATGTGTCTGCTTGCCAATATCAATCGGGATCCAAAGAAATCTCCATACCGGGTTAGCGATTTCATTCCCACCTATGAACCCCGGAAGCCTCAAACTCCAGAATATATGTTACAAATCATCAAACAATATTCAGCAGTCGTTGGAGGATTGAAAAATGCCCGTGATCGGTAGCCTAATGTTGGACATCAAGGTAGACACGGCTTATATCCGTGAGGGCCTTGATCGTGCTTATCGACAGGTTCAATCCTTTGGACAACGGGTGAACAAGGTTTTTTCTGCTTTTGGATCATTGGCTTTAGGATATGGTCTCTATTCTGGGATGAAAAAAATCATTGAGTTAACTGATACTCAACAGAAGTCCTATGAACAGCTCAGGGCTGCTTTGGATAGTACAGGACATGCAGCTGGTTTGACATTTGAATCATTGAAGGCTATTAGTTCTGAAATGCAACGTACCACAACATTGGGAGATGAAGCCGTCCAACAAGCCGAGGCCATTTTGCTCACCTTTGGTAAGGTCACCAAAGATGTATTTGCTGATGCGATGATGGCTGCGGCCAATATGGCAGCCAGGATGGGCACAGATATAAGTACTACAATCGTTCAAGTTGGTAAAGCATTGCAGGATCCGATTCAAGGAACCAATACATTACGCCGGGTTGGAATTTTATTGTCTGATTCCCAAAAAGAGCAAATCAAAAATTTTGTTGAATTAAACCGGATGGTAGATGCACAAAAAATAATTTTGGGTGAATTGGAAAAGAAATTTGGTGGGACTGCCCAAGCTATGCGTGGTACTTTGGGTGGAGCCATCAAATCTTTTATGAACTTGCTTGGTGATACTTTTGAAATGTCATCGGATGCTACTCAGCCTTTGGTGAATGCGATTGAATATGTGAATGAAAATTTCCGGTATCTTGTTACAACCATAAAGGCTGTGACAGGTTTGATTTTATTGTCTTTGATTCCCGTATTGACGAAATTGGTGAAACAGATTTATGCTGTTGGAATAGCCATCATGAGTTTCACTTTGAAAAACCCATTCATGGCTTTGATAACAGTCGTTACCATAGCAATTTCTGAATTGATTATGTTTCGTGATTCCCTTGTTTCCCTCGGTGGGG